CTACTTGATAGTTTATGAGTGATATCTGCCTTTGCTGCTGGTGCAAATATCAATATCAACAAAGGGAGAAATTTTCTCATTTTTCTGTACTTATTGTTTGCTATACATAAGTTTACATGAGCGAAACTTAGTATTAATTGGATTATAAAATGACTGAAAATTTAAAAGAGTCTTCTAAATCACAACAGAAGAAAAATGTTTTCACGAAGATTAAAGAAAACATAGATGATAAAGACGAGCAATTAGCCTTTATCTCAGTTGTGGTCAGGCTTGTCGTGATTGCCTGGAGCGGATTTATCGTCAGCCTTAACTACATATCTATCCCAGGCTATAGTAATGAACCCAAGGATATTACATTTCCAGCTTCGATCCTGACAGCTACGCTTTCAAGTTTTGGTGTTGATGCATCACGAGGTAAGAGTCAAAAGGCTAAAGATTCAGCTAATAAATCAGATGCAGTTCACACTCAGATTTTGCGTATAGAACAAGCTCCAATCAAAGTTATTACCGATAATACTAACAAGTGACATGTACTACAGACAAAGAAGAAACTGGGGAGTCATAGCTTTAGTATCCATCTTAGGGATATCTAATCTTTCTTTGATGAATACTTTAGTTTCTCAAAAGTTTAAAAGTCCTTTTCCTAATTTAAATTTACCAGTAGGACCTTATACAAGTTATAAGGTTGTTACTTCAGAAAAGGGATATAGTATCAGTTATAAGGCTAATGATCCAAAAATTCTTGCGAGAACAAAACTCGTTGATGAAGAAAAAGGATTATTTAAAAAAGATTCTAAATTTAGTTTAAGAGAAACTTATACCATGAATGGTGAATCATCTTCTAGTCAATCAGACGGTTCTGTAATGACTGATAAGGATATAGCCTGCATAAAGGTAGAAGGAAGCGGAAATGCAACTGGAAGGGTTGTAGGAGCCTCTGTAGGGGTGAAAGCAGCTCCTGTGGTTAGTAATATACCAATTGTCGGATGGTTAGCAGCTGGACTCGTTACAATGTTTGCTCAAGATAAAGGTTCTGAAATAGGTGGAGATATAGCTAAAAATTATAACGATTGCTAGTAGCTAGATAAAATTTAGGAAGCTATACTCAAATTAATAGAATATTTACTATGTCTTGCAAAGTTTCCTTAGAAAAATTAGAAGATACGTTAAAACAATTAACGGAACAACAGACCAGTATGGCTAATGATATTAAATTAAAAGATTTAGAGTTAAGTCAATCAAAAGAATCCTATTTAAAAGTGTTAGGAGCTATCGAAATTGTTCAATTTCTTAAAAAAGAAGTAGAACATCCTCCAGAGGAAGATCCAAAAATTGATATTTCTGAGGTAACATGATATGTTGTCAGAGATGAATCAAGAAAGATATAAAGCTCTTAGATTGTTAGCAGATCATATTCGAACCCCTTCCCGTGATTTATCTTTAAATGCAATATTTAATGATGTAAAAGATGAAGACTTAAAGTGGGTGACTGAAAAAATTCATTATTATTTATTAAGATTGTTAGAAGAATCAGACTGTGAGATAGAAGAAGAGATTGAGCTAGTTCCATTAATGGAATAAAAGATACATTTGTGCAAGTTTATGCAGCATAGAGTTTTCTCAAAGCTGCATAATATATGATTAATTGCGAGCAAGATCTACTAGTCAACCTAATTGAATTATCTCCTCGCAATGCTCGACGAAAATTTAGACAGTCAATATTTGAGTCATGGGAATGGAAGTGTGCATATTGTGATAAAGATTTAGATGTGAAATCTGCAACTATTGATCATATAGTTCCAAAGTTCAAAGGCGGTCATAATGTTAAATCAAATATGATTTGTTCCTGTTCCAAATGTAATAGATCAAAAGGCTCTGTATTACTGGAAGATTGGTATAATCCATCTAATTCTTATTATTCAGAGGAAAGACTTGGTAAAATAAAGCATTGGATAGAAGATAATAGTGCTCCTATTAAGCTTGTATCTTCAGATAAAGCTACTCCGTACATAACAAATGATTTCTACATCGGATGGATCTCAAGCTAAAGCCAAAGCATTCTTAAAGGATAAGAGTCAAAAGATCATGGAATATATGCCTGAATTGCAAAGGGCACGTATGCCAGATGCTCTTGCTAGAACTGAGGGTGGCGAAGATCAAAGTATTCGAGCTAAGGTACAAAAAGGTACTATAAAAATTCTTTAATGAATAGCGTAAATCCAAAGGATGCTGCATTAGTAAATGAGCATCTAGTCCAGTGTCTTAGAGACTCAGTAATGGTTTTTAATCAAACTCAATTAGTTCACTGGGGATTGATGGGATCAAAATTTTATCAAATTCATCTCCTTACAGGAGATATACAGACTGAAATGGTTGAAGGTATAGATAATATTGCTGAACATGTTAGATCTGTAAATGTAATGACACCAGTAAGTGTTGCAGATTTATTATCATCCAGAATAAAGGACTTGGAAAATTTCGACCCTTTTGATCAAGATAAACTTATTTTAGATATAAGTAATGCACATGACATGCTTGCAGCTGCTTTTGAAGAGTTAGCTAAATATGCTGGGATGATAGGTGATGATCTAACACAAGATTTAGCTGTAGAAAGAGGACGAGTACATAAGAAAAATCAATGGCATCTTAGAGCTACAATGACATATATGACTTCTAATAAAGAAAGGACTGATGTCGAAGAGGGCAAAAGCTAAACAACTTTCAAAAGATAGATTGAAATGTAATAAACCAAAAAGGACTCCTAGTCATAAAACTAAGTCCCATGTTGTGAAAGCTTGTAAAGATGGTAAGGAAAAAATAATCAGATTTGGACAACAAGGTGTAAAAGGAGCTGGTAAAAATCCAAAGTCCGCAAAAGATAAAGCTAGAAAGAAATCATATTATGCAAGACATAACGCACAAGATCCGAACCCTGATAAATTTTCTGCTAGATACTGGTCACATAAAGTTAAGTGGTAATTAAATAAGACTCCAGCTTCTCCACCACTTAGTAATGATATATTTCTCACCTTTCAATGGTGGCAAGGCTTCATGCATTGTTTTGTAATTAGGAAACCCATTAATATATAAGTTATTCCACCCTATTAATAAGCCTTTTTTGGGTTTAATTTTTAAATTTAGATACTTAAAAAATGTTTCTCCACCTTCTTCAACGTCATTTAAATAAATCATAGTAGTCCACGTCCTTTGACCCATCCACTCACAATAAGTTTTGTATTCATGATTGAAGGGTGAAAAAAAATCATAATGTTCCTTATAGTATTCACCTACTTCATACTTTTGAGCTTGCATTGTTTCACCAAAAAACGGCTCTAAATTCATTAAATTTCCTATTTTTCTATCAATATTTAAATATAGAGGATTAGAAAAGTAATTAAGATCAGAAGTTTTACTAGTTCTATAGTTATTAACTAAACAAGTGTCTCCTTTATCAGCAACTGTAGAAGGTCTGAGACTTTTTGATATCATCGAGATTAGTTCTTTACATTCAACATCTGACAAAAAATTTTCCTGCTTATAAATCTGCGTAAATGGATAATATATTCTTTGAGTTTTTTTTGTAATATTGTTTTTATAAAAATTTTTGTAGTTTATTTTCTTTGGTCTAGTTCTAAATGAAGCTAAATTCTCTAATTTTGTTATCTGATTATCATTTAAATCATAAGATTTTTTAAATTCTCTAATGACCTGAGTTCTACTTGCCCCACTAATAGAAGCCTCTGTAAAATACTTAATTAAATCCTCTACTGTCATTTTTAAGTTTTACTAGTCTTAGAATACAGTTAAACATAGAAATTTCAAATGACTACTATAGCTGTCAGTTTTATGATACTTTTCGGAGGCAGTTATGGGGTAAGTTCTGTGTTATTAAAGAGAAACGTAAGAATCCATGACCCCAGTTACAGATCCCAAGAAGCATTTGGAAGACTTTATAAAATCGAGAGATCTAAAGAAGACTGGTATTGATGACGATATACCCGACATCCCAAACTTCACTGTAGATACTAGATCATAAACACTGTATAGTGTTGCTCCTTAATTCACTGTTGGTAATATATGTATAAAGGTTTTAAATTATATGGATGTCAACCTCCCAGTAGATCAAGAATTTGCAATTCATGCTGCTGCAATCGCAATCCAAACTTTAGACCGAGTAGAGTTAGAAGAAGCGTTTATTGAGCTTTTACATCAGAAAGCACTGGATCGGCAAATGTTTTATGGCATTATGAAAGATCACGGAATAGATGCAGACATTCAATTTCAGTTCTCGACTGAAGGTCAAATTTCTTAAAAAACATGGCTACAAGAAGAATTAACGGAACCCTTGACACATTCAGTGTTGACTCAGGATCAGAAATTACATACGTAGGTGGATCAACCACTGGCGATAAAAGTGATGATGTAAGAGGTTTTGAAGTGAATCCTGGTGGTACAGGTAACATCATTGTCAATCTTGAAAAGACATCAGGTATTCGCAATGTTCAGATATTTCAAAAAGATGCATTCGATGGCAGTAGTTCTCCTGCTGGGTACCAAAGATTTTTTGATATAGAAAAGGCAGGAAGAGGAAAAGGAGCAGTAGGTATTACAGTTACTAACGCTGGTAAAGATTATGTTGTTTTACTCACATATGACGGTTATTCTGAAGTGAGTTACAACGGTACTGTTGACGTTCCCTAAATATTCTTTCTTTTCTGAAAAAGGTTATAAACTAACAAAATCATATACTTCAGCTAGAACTTTTCTAGGATTAGGAAAGTATGCGTCTTATAAAGACTTTGGTGAGGAGTCTTGGAAGATTGGCTACGGTAGTACTGAGCTTAATGGGCATGCTCTTACCTCTAAAGATAAAGCTACTCAAAAAGAAATAGATAAACAATTTTTTTTAGATTTGAGAGAATTTTCAGAAAAATTAAAAGATTATGTTTTTGTAAATTTAAATACTAATAGAAGAGCAGCTCTTTTAAGTTTTGCTCATAGTATTGGCATTCAGTCTTTTAAAAACTGTAAATTACTAGATCTCATTAATAGTTATTCTTCTAAAACAAAAATCATAAAAGAATGGAGTCCATTTATTAATACGTATTGGATGAGTGGAGGTGATCTTATGGTTGCTAGAAGACGTGCAGAGTTAGATATGTACTTTGCTGCAGATAAACAGATACCTACCTTCTATCGTCATGAATGTCACACTGAGGCTTGTTTATTAAATTTAGTAGAAACTTATAATGGATCCTCTAATCAAATCAAAGGAATTGAATATTTAGAGAAAAAATTTAAAGAGTTTGATCCTTCAGGAGAGATTTTACGTCG